CGAGGCAATACCTCCCCGATAACGGTCAGTACGGTCCATAGTGGTCCGGCTTTTGGCCAGCCCGATCAGATTTGATCTAGATGCGTAGTAAAGCTAGCCAGCCTCTTGTTGGGGCGGTTGAACCTAGGCTTCATAGTCCGGTGTTAAAGGCCAAATCCCGGATTGCCGAGGTTGCAGACCTTGCTACGGCTATCGGAGTGCCTTTACTTGAATGGCAGCGGTGGTGTTTGACCGATATGTTAGCCGTAGACGGTAACGAAAACTTTATACGCAAATCTATACTCCTATTAGCTGCCAGACAGAATGGAAAATCGCATATAGGTCGAATGCGCGCTATTTCGGGCCTCGTACTGTTCGGCGAAAAGAATCAGCTAATAATGAGCAGCAATCGCGGAATGGCTTTAACTAATTTCCGGGATATTGCGTACTTATTCGAGAGTAGCGATTACCTGCGCCCGATGTTAAAACAAATCCGATTTGCTAACGGTACAGAGTCGATCGAGATACTGCCAAAGTACGGCGGTGGCCGATTAGACGTAGTAGCCAGTACCAGGGACGGTAGCCGTGGACGTACGGCCGACTTCTTATGGATTGACGAGTTACGAGAAATAAATCCGGAAGCCTACGGCGCAGCCTTGCCGGTAACCCGGGCCAGACCAAATGCGCAAAGTTACTTTAGCTCGAATAGTGGCGATGCGTTCAGCGAAGTCTTAAATAATCTGCGCGAAAAGTGCCTGAGCCATCCACCGGAAAGTCTAGGCTTCTACGAATACTCCGCTCCCGAGTTTGCAGCGGTTACCGATCGCAAAGGCTGGGCTTTAGCTAATCCAAGCCTAGGAACCCTTATAACCGAGGAATCTATCGAGGAGTCGCTAGCTGTAAATACAATCGAGGATTTTAGAACCGAGTCGCTTTGCCAGTGGATTTCTAGCTTAGCTAGTCCATGGCCTCACGGCAGCATAGAGGACACCGCCGACAAAACCCTGCAGTTAAGTCCTGGACCGCTTACGGTTATGGCGTTCGACGTTAGCCCTAGCCGGCGCGATGCGTCCTTGGTGTTAGGACAAATAACCCCTAGCGGAAAGATCGGCGTAGCGGTCCTAGAAACCTTTTACAGCCAGGTATCGGTCGATGAATTGCAGGTAGCTGCAGCCATTAAGAAATGGTGCGATATCTATTTCCCTAGAGTGGTCTGTTACGACAAGTACACCACCCAGAGCATTGCCACAAGGTTAGAAAGGTCCGGCGTTGCCGTCCGAGATATTAGTGGTCAGCAATTTTATCAAGCTTGCGGTGAAATGCACGAAGCGATGAGTAATAAGCGCATGGTGCATAGCGGTCAGGATATTTTGATTAATCACCTAACTAACTGCGCAGCTAAAACTAATGATAGTTCCTGGAGAATTGTAAGACGTAAATCAGCCGGGCCTGTAGATATTGCTATTGGATTAGCTATGGTAATCCACGTACTAACTGAACCACCTGCAGAGGCACAGATATACAGTTAGACACGCACTACGCAATCCTGAAATATGCTTGACTATTAGAGGAAAATAGTATCCATGGGATTACTAGAAACTTTAGGCTTACGCGGTACACCGGCAACTGAACCGACCCCTAAAATAACTGCGCAGTACGCGCCAGCCGTAATGGATACTACTTACGGCTACGGTTACTTCAATACTGGATCTAGTTCATTAGGCATTGGCGCAATCAATCGAGATGTTGCGATGATGGTCCCGGCCGTATCCAGATGCCGTAACTTAATCGCCGGAGTTATTGCATCACTTGATTTAGAGTTATACAGAAAAACTACAGGCGAAGAATTAGGTAAGCCTTTATGGCTAGATCAACCAGATTACAGGCAACCGCGAAGCGTTACGATGGCCTGGACCGTTGATAGCCTTGCTTTCTATAATTTAGCGTACTGGCGTATTGTCGAACAATATGCAGATGACGGTAGAGGCTCACGTTACGAATGGGTAGCTAATAACCGAGTTACATTTACAACTAATAAATTTGGCACGGAGATTGAGGAGTACTACGTCGATGGAATCCGCGCCCCAATGTCAGGTTTAGGCTCGCTGATTACTTTCCAAGGATTAAATGGCGCAGGTATTTTGCAGGCCGGTGCCAGAACTATCCAGGCAGCATTAGATTTAGAAAAAGCGGCAGCGGTTAGTGCAGCTACACCAATGCCGACTGGTTATATCAAAAACACCGGCGCAGATTTACCTGAGCAACAAATTAGCGGATTGTTAGCAGCCTGGAAGGCAGCTAGACAAAATAGAAGTACCGCATATTTAACTTCTACTTTATCTTACGAACCAACTTCATTTAGCCCTAAGGACATGACTTATAATGAGTCGCAACAGTTCCTTACGACGCAAATCTGCCGTCTTTTTGGCGTACCAGCGTGGATGCTGTCAGCTGATATGAATAACTCGATGACCTATCAAAATATCCTAGATTCCAGAAAAGAATTTTTAGCTTATACGCTGCAGCCTTATATTTCTGCGATAGAAAATCGCCTGTCAATGAATGATATGACGGCCAATAATAACGTCGTCCGCTTTGCCGTGGATGACACTTTCTTACGCGCCGATGCAATGGCTAGATTAGACGTATTAGAAAAAATGTTAAACCTTGGCTTAATTGATTTAGACGACGCTAAAGAAATGGAAGATTTAACTCCAGAAGGCCGGGAATCTGATGACAGTATGGAAATGCCTGAGGATGACATGGAAGATGAAACAGAATTATCGCCAGGGAATGAACTAGGAGAATAATGGAAATCGAAAACATACAGCTAACCTTTTCGAGTCAAATCGAAAGCTCAGATACCGGGCGCAGATTAATTAGCGGTGTCGTATTACCTTTTAACACCATCGGTAATACTTCAGCCGGGCCTGTAAAATTTGAAAGTGGATCGGTGGAAATACCAGATGCACGTAAAATAAAATTATTAGCTCAGCATTCACAAAATGATCCGATTGGCCGGGCGCAGGCTTTTGAAGTTACCCAAGATAGAATTTATGGCACTTTTAAAGTTAGTGCATCGCAAAAAGGTACAGATTATTTAACCTTAGCTGCCGAGGACTTAGTAAGTTCATTAAGTATCGGTGTAGACGTGGTTAAAGCTAAGAAAGATAAAGATGGGGTCCTGGTCGTATCCAGTGCCATCATGCGCGAAGTTTCTTTAGTCGAAAGCCCGGCGTATGCCGATGCCATCGTTACTAAAGTAGCTGCTAGCGAAAGCGAAACAGAACAAGAAGCAACTCCAACCGAAACAGAAAGCGAGGCTACTGTGGACAAAAATCCCGAGCCAACCGAAACAAAGGCAGAGGCAGATACTCCAATAGTAGAAGCCTCACGTCCTGTAACAGCTACACCTTATATCTCCACCTCAGTACGTTCACCAATCGATTCAATGGCGAAGTACACAGAGCATAAAATTAAAGCAGCTTTAGGATCAGATGAATCTCGTCTTTTCATTTCTGCTGCAGATGATTCATTTGCTACTAACCCAGCATTCAATCCAACACAGTACCTATCAGAATTTGTAACTAATACTAGATTCGGTACTCCAGCAATAGATGCTTGCAGCCAAGGTACCCTGCCTACCTCAGGCATGACTATTAGCGTGCCATCACTTGTTACCAGTGCTGGCGGTCAAGCTGGCGTTGCTCCAGTAGTAACAGTAGAAGCCGAAGCCGGCGCAGTTCAAAATACCGGGATGGTTACTGAATATCTAACTGGAACTGTCAGCAAGTACTCTGGTATGAATACGCTCAGCGTAGAATTACTGGAAAGATCTGATCCAAATTTCTACTCTGAACTTACAACCCAGTTACAGAATGCATATTTAACAGCAATTGATACTGCCGTAGTCGCAGCATTAATTACCGCTGCTACCGCTGCATCAAATGAAACTGCAGACAGTACCGGAATCATTGATTACACTTCTGAGGCAGCAGCCAATATTTACAAAAATACCGGCTACTTCGCACAGAACTACATAGCTAACCCTTCTCAATACCAGGCATTGCTAGGCGCAACAGATACAACTGGTCGCCCTATTTACAATGCAATTCAACCAATGAACGCAGCAGGACAAGTAGCACCTACATCTATTCGTGGTAACGTGTTAGGACTTGATCTATACGTAGATAAGAACTTCGCAGCTACTACATTCGATGATGGCTCTGCGTTGATCCTTGCGCCAGAAGCATTCACCGTATACCGCTCACCTCAGGCTTACATGAGCGTGAACGTGGTATCAAATCTGCAAGTACAAGTAGCGATCTACGGCTTTATGGCAACAATCGCCAAAATGCCTGGCGGTATCTATAAGTACATGAAGGCTTAATAAAAGCATAAGTAATCTGTAGGGTTTAGTAGCCCTTAACCCTACAGAGCTATTAAAGATAGGAGTACAGAGATGCCGGCTAGTTACGTTACGATGCAGGAGCTTCGTGATAATTTAGGTATTGGCACTCTGTACTCTAATGCCGATGTAGAAAGTGTCTGTCAAACAGCAGAGGATCTACTTAATCAATATTTATGGTTCGATACCGCGCCAGTAGTGGCAGCGATGGTTCAAGATAACGTGGCGACGCTTTTATTAGCTAATCCCGGTATCTTTGTAACTGGTCAAAGCGTAACTATTGCTGCGTCTGGTGCGACCTACAATGGAACTTATACTTTAACTGGGACAGTGCCTTGGAGTACTGGGACTTCTAATTCCATCCCTGCCTTGTGGTGGAATTGGGCGTGGACCAATTACCCTAACGGTTATTCATTTATCCAATACGCCAAGGTAACTGCTAATCAAGCTTTCCATCGTGTCCTTCCATACGGTACCGCGACCGGGCCAGATACGAAAACAGCCAGCTACGCAACTACCCCAGCCATCCGTCAGGCTGCAATGGTATTAGCCGTAGATATTTGGCAGGCCCGGCAAACCGCTCAGAGTTCACCTAATGGAATTGATGGTTATACGCCGTCGCCTTATAAAATGGGCTTTCAATTGATTAACAGGGTACGCGGACTTATTCAACCGTACGCCAATCCTTCAGCGTTAGTCGGCTAATTATGCCACCTAAAGCGATCACTACACTTCGAACCACAATAGCTAATGACCTAGCTAATCCGGGCGTATGGTCTACCTTCGCTTACCCGGCTCCTAATTTATTGGCTAATAGTGTTTCGATTATTCCGGCTGATCCGTACATAACTCCGACTAATAATGATTACAGTACGATCGCGCCTTTAGCTAACTTTAATATTTTAATAGCTGTACCTGCGTTCGATAACCAGGGGAATCTTGCAGGTATAGAGGATTTCATAGTAGCGGTCTTTACCAAGATCGCTAATTCTAGCCTGGTCCTTAATGTTGGCACCGTATCTGCACCTAGCATTTTAGATGCTGCGAGCGGTCCGCTGCTGACCTGCCAAATTACAATTTCAACCCTAACCACTTGGAGCTAAAATGTCAGACGAATACGATATAAACCATAACAACTTTCTGGCCAGAATTGGACAGATAAAAGAAACACCAAAACCAAAGGCTGCGCCAACCGCAGAGAAAGAAGAATAACAAATGGCCGTAATGCTTAACTCGAGCGTTGGCGTTAAAATCGCGACTGTAGATATTAGCGACCACGTATCAAGCGCAACACTTACACAAACCTTCGATGAACTCGAAGTCAGTACACTTGGAGATTTATCTCATAAATTTACCAAGGGTCTGGAATCTAGCACCCTGTCGCTGGACTTTTTTAACGACTTCGCAGCTTCACAAATTACTACATTACTGCAGACTAATTACGGTACTACAGTAACTGCAGTATTGATTCCGGTAAAAGGTACAGCTGTAAGCGCAACTAATCCGCTATACACCGTATCGATCCTTATTAATAATCTAACACCTATTAACGGTGATGTAGCTAGTATTAATAACTCCAGTATTACCTTTACTTGTAACTCAACTGTTGCATACGCAACTACAGGAACCTTCTAAGGAGCAATAATGGCAAAGCTAAAGATAACAAGGGCTAACGGCGAAGTTACCGAACATAAGATTACGCCGGGTGTCGAATATGCTTTTGAGATAAAGTGGCAGGCTGGTATTAGCAAAATGCTGCGCGATCACGAACAACAGACCCATATCTATTGGCTGGCTTGGGAGTGTTTACGCAGGGCCAATATCACCGTGCCACTTTTCGGCCCAGAGTTCATAGATACTTTGGACACGGTAGAGGTTTTAGATGACGAAAAAAAATAACTGGGCGTGATTCACTAACTTTCAGTATCGCTGCGTTAAGCGTCGAAACTGGTATCGCGCCCAAGGAGTTTTTAGAAATGGACCCGGAGATGTTTGCAGCCATTATCCAGGTATTAAGAGATAGAGCTAAGGAGATCAAAAATGCCAGTAAACGTATCCGGCGTTAAACAACTCCAAAAAGCGATGCGCGACGTAGATCCGCAACTCAATAAAGAAATGTCTAAAAATATTAAATTTCAAATGCTTATTGTCCGTAACAAAGCCCGGGGTTATTTACCGGGCCAAAGTGAAGTATTAAGTGGCTGGGCTAGACCTACCGCCTCTACTGGCACTATTGGGTATAGGCCATTTCCACCATACGACTATGCAACAGCTAGAGATGGCATAGTTTATTCTGCAGGCAAAAATAAGCGTAATAGATCAGGATTTAGCGCAGCCTTTTATGTAGCTAATACCAAGGCTCCTGGAATGATATTTGAATGGGCCGGTCGCCTAAAGCAACCTTCCGGACCTGGATCTATAAACCCTAACGCACCTGAGCAGTTTAATTCCGCTGCTGAAATGTTAGGTACTATGAAAGGCCAAGGTAAACAAAGGGGCCGAGTGGTTTACAGAGCCTGGGATGAAACTAAGAATACTGTTATACCGGCTGTCGTAAATGCCATCGAAACCGTAGCTGTGCAGTTCAAAAAAGACACCGAAATTAAGAAGGTAGCGTAATGGCGAATATTGTCGTATCGGCGGTCAGTACCTTCGATAACAAGGGACTTAAAAAAGGACAGAAAGAAGTCAGCAAGTTTGAAAAGCAAGTAAAGAGCTTCGCTAAAGTATTTGCTGCTGCTTTCAGTGTTAGAGCATTAACTAACTACAGCAAGAAAGCGGTCCAGGCATTTGCAGCCGATGAGAAAGCGGCCAAATCGCTAGAGGTTCAATTAAAAAATACCGGGTACCAATTTAGCGCGCCGGCTGTAGAAAATTATATTGCGAACTTACAGAAAACTACCGGCGTGCTGGATGACCAGTTAAGGCCGGCCTTTCAACAACTTTTGACGGTAACTGGATCAATCACTAAAAGCCAGGATGCATTAAGTACTGCGTTAAACGTAAGCGCAGCCACCGGTAAATCTTTAACAACTGTTACGACAGCCTTAGCACGTGGTTATGCCGGTAACACGACAGGCCTTAGCCGATTAGGTGCTGGCCTAGATAAGACCTTACTCAAATCCGGCGACATGAATAAAATCATGGCCGAACTTAATAAAAAGTTCTCAGGCCAAGCAGCAGCTAGGTTAGGAACTTACGCAGGTAAAATGGATCTATTGGCTGTCGCTTCGGCAGATGCCCAAGAAATCATAGGTAAAGGGTTATTAGACGCTTTAACTCTTTTAAGCGATGATAACACCGTAGAAAGTTTAGCTACAAATATGGAGGACTTTGCTACGGCTACCGCCGAAGTTATATTAGGATTAGCGCAAGTAATTAAAAAACTAAAAGAAATTACAACAATACCGGGCGTAGATGGATCGATATTGAGAAATTTGCCTTATATTGGACCAGTTATTCGAGGAACTGAAGCTTTAAGAGCAGCAGG